GCATGCTGACACATGGGGGTAAAATTGGGTAATCCAGTGTAATAAAATGACACAATTAAATTAAGAACAGAGAGCATATCCAGTGTTTTTATGATGCCTTGTTTATATATTTTGCGCCAATATAGCATCGTGGTAATATATGTTGTCAAAAGTGCAAATGAAGATATTATTGAATAATTATAATAAATACTTACTACAAAAGATATTAAGAGTGTCTGACCAGTATACAGACCAATTTTTGAGATATGCTGGGGGATTAATAATTCCATAAAGGGAACGTAGAGTTCCCTTTATACCGATTTCTGAAATCAGAAATCGGTACCGAACCTAGAAGAATTGATGGGACTTTGTCCCATTTCAATTCTTCGACGGTTTAAACCCTTGTGGAAATAAAATGTCCCATTCAACAAGTTTACGAAATCTTCACCTGGATGGATATAAAAAAAGAAGGAGGGTTCATAAGGGAACCTTCGGTTCCCTTAATCGAACTCATACTCCACAATATTCTTCACATTTTTCTTGAGTTTATCAAACATAAGTCTTCCAAATTTAGTATATTTATTTTCGTCGCTCATGGACGTTCCCAGAACTTTTCGTAGAAGTATCATTTTTTGTTTCTGCACTTCTTCCGTCTCTACATTGAACTCAGGTCTAGACCGTTCCCATCCCCTATATGCCTTCATAAATCGATTGGATAAAATGTCGAACATTGCATTCATCGAAACTTGGGGGAATTCATGCCAAGATGCTTCTTTATACACGTAGAACGAGTTCTTGTGCGAGAACGCAGTAATTGGCAAATCCAGATTATCAAATAGTGCAAATACACCATCGACAATGTTTCCTTCGAAAACCGCTTCTAAATGTCTTGACTGGACGACCATCATCTTCATCATTTCCGTGTAATCCATTGAGGGAAAATGGTGATTGTTCAAGTAATCAATGACATTGATTTTGCTCTTCTCTCTCCTGACAAATTTGCGAAGTTCCTCCACTTCTTTTTCCAAATGCTGGTTTCTAACCATAAGGTGTTTGACCAGTTCATACATTATGCGGGGACTGGGAATAGGGTCATCTGTCAAATCAATGTTTTCTTTGAGTTCATCCTTTCGTTTATCGATAAACTCGCAACACACAACATGTTCGTCATGTTGTTTTTTAAATTTGAACCCGGTTTCGCAAAACTCGCAAGTGTACATTATATTAGGATTGTTTAATATTTTTTAATATCCTTGGGGTTTTTATTTCAATTTTAAGCAGGGAAACCTACGGTTTCCCCTGCGACCCCTTCCCTTAATAATAAAAACATTATAATAAAAAAGGGAAGGGTCATAGGCGTAAGCTTTGCAGAAGGTATTCAGAGAAGCGCAGTTTCTCTTACGTCCTGCACTCCTTCCCTTAATAACAAAAACATTATAATAAAAAAGGGAAGGGTCATAGGGAAACCGTAGGTTTCCCTATTATATATAAAGATTATGAATTCGCTCGTGTTTAGCAAATCAAAGGAAGGAACTGTGCACAAGGTTGTTACAACAACAACAATTAATCAAACGAATACATCTGGTTTGTCATACAATATGATTGACCGATTGGCAAATTCTTCCAAATGTGGAAAATGTCAAGGTGCAAAATAGTATCAATAATGTATATAATGTTTGAGAACTTTTCAAAATTCTTTGCTGAAAAAAAGAATACACATATTTTTATTGCAGCTTTAGTTATTCTCGGTGGAATTTTCACTTTGAAGAGTGTTGGATTGTATGAGGGAATGACGCCTGAGATAGACACCGGTTCTGCCCCAGAAGTAAACAAAACTCCCGGCACGGTAAAACGACAATAATTTTTGTATCTTAATAATATAAATGAGTAGTTATTATTATGATGTTTTGGAACCCAGTGTGCAACAGCAGGGCAGCCATATGATTATGAAAGGTGTTAGCAAAACTTTGAAAGAGAAGATTGTCAATACTGATACAAAGTATCGGTCCAATTACGATTATACTTCGTATGCTTCTTCCAACATGGTCTTTGGAGAGAAACTGTCTGAAGTCCGTTCCATGGAGGTTCTCTCCATTGATGTTCCCATGACTTTCTACAACATTTACGGAAACAACGATTGTTTAACAAATGGCAACAACTATCTGCGAATCAAGAATGGTGGTGCATCCAAAATTTTAACACTGACACCTAACTATTATTACACGGATGTTTCTTTTGCTGCAGAGATAAATACCCAGTTGCAAAATTTGAGTTTGGCTACCGACATCTCTTACAGTGTGGTGAACAATAAGTCTTTTTTCAAATCCAAGGTAAGCACATATTCTCTCGCGACCAATGTGGATATGTGCGGAAATGTGTATGAACTAAATAACCAAAACAACCTTGGTTGGACTTTGGGATTTAGAGACACTTCTTACAATTTGACAACTTCTGGTCTTACTTCCGAATGCAATTTGAACTTGAAGACACCGCGCCATCTGTTTCTAGCGCTGAATGAGTTCTCTCAGGGTAACTCCAATTCATTTGTGTCACCCTTAGAGAAAACGAACCAAAGTAAAAACATCATTGCCAAAATTTCGATTCCTTCTACTGCCAAATTTGGCGATACTTTGTGTGTTAACAAGGCCAATGGGTTATTGGTCTCCGAGGTTCGAAAATATTTAGAAAAGGTCAATATACAGAGAATGAATTTGCAGCTCTTAGATGATGCAGGTCAGGTAATCAATTTGAATGGCGCGGATTTCTCTGTGTGTTTACGGTTGGTACACGAGTAGGGAACCTACGGTTCCCCAAAGGCGCAGCCTGACGGCTGTACGACCCCTCCCTTTCCTTTTGAACTTTTCCTTTTGAACCTTTCCTTTTTTTTGAACCTTTCCTTTTTTTTGAACCTTCTAGCCATGAGGCAACGAGTTTCATTGGAACAAATCCCTTAGATATATATACCAATGGTCGGCGCAAGTATATTACCTGCATGTTTTTACAAGGGCGAACTTTATTTCTTGTTCGGAAAAGAAAATAGTTTGGCCGACACTCCCGGATGGTCTGATTTTGGCGGGGGCGTCGACAAGGGCGAAACCATTTATGGAACAGCATTGAGAGAAGGCGGCGAGGAGCTTACCGGTTTTTTGGGCGACGGAAAACAAATTGGTTCACTAATTAAGAAGTCGGGCGGTGTTTACAAGATGCAATATGAAACTTATCATATCCATCTTTTTAATCTTCCATATAATACCGACTTGGTGAAACATTATAATGATAACCACCAATTCTTGTGGCAACGCATGAACAAGAAGTTTTTGACAAACACCAAGTTGTTTGAGAAAATAGAGATTAAATGGTTCTCATTGAGAGAAATGAAAAAACGCAGAAACGAGTTTCGTAATTTTTACAGAAACGTGGTGGACCTTATTTTGAAAGAAGAGCCAAATATTCGTAAGTTCCTTTCCAAAAAATGTTCTACTAGAAGACGAAGACGCTCTCAAAAAACACAAAAGAAAACGTCGTGGTTCTAGATGATATATTTAGTAAAGGAAACCTAGCTTCACTTATAAAAAATATTATAAGTATGGGTTTATAAGGTGTAAAAGGTGAAACCTGACGGTTTATAACAAGTTCCCTTAGTATGGGTTTATAAGGGAACGACGAGTTCCCTTATATTTATATGAATATAACATATACATATAAATAAATGTCGTGGAAAAAATATGGCGGAACCAATAAATTAGATAAACTCAATAATATCAGTGTAAACACAATTGTTACCGACAAATTTACATTAAAGAATTTCTACGTAGGTGACTGGGATATTTGTGGTGGGCTCCGGACAAAAGATGATGCATTTTTAATGAAAGATTTGTATGTTGCTGGCGATATTTATGGAAATGGCGATATCACAATTGACGGTGCAATGAATGTATTAAATACAAACATTATTGGTAACGTTTTTATTGCAGAGAATGCATTTATTCGCGAAAACATATTTATGGATTTTTCGGGCGGGACAATGCTCCATGGCAAAAACCGCAAGTTTGGTTTCAATACTTCAACGCCTCAAGCCACAATTGATATTTCCAGCGACTTGGTTCGAACCATTGATATGCACACAACAACTGCAACCAATAAAAATGTGATTGCTCGGAATGTTTTTAATCAAGGAATGACGGTGAATATAGAGCCAACGCGTTCTTACATTGACTTTTACGTGGACAATTCCATGAATCTGGCAACAGAGAATTTCAATGGCCGATTACTTTATGAACAAGGTGGAAATTTCACCATTGATGTTTCCAATATTGTCAAATTCAAACCCCGCGTTATTTTCTCTCAAGATTTGACCAAAAATCTTGTGGCAGACGAGCGTGTTGTTATTTACGGAAACCCTTTGGCCGATGTGCCCTATATTCCAACCATATATGGAGACAACACATTTAAGACCGGGACGGCCGCCTATTTGGTTGCCGGTGATAATTCGTCCAATGCCTTTTTCCGTCTTGCCACAGAGAAGGGAACTGGAATGACTTTGGGCGGCGGCTATTTTCCCAATGATAAAATCATGGGCGTGGTTGCACTCATTGATGCGTCCAATACAAAATATCCGGCAATGAATGTCATTTCCGGCAATTTAATAAGCAATCTGAAAACTTCGATTGCTGTGAATAAATACAACGTCTCTACATTGAATGGAGGAAACCGGTTTGCAATGGATATCAACGGGCCTGTGAAGCTGGCGCATCAAGAATTGATTGTCGCTGCCGACATTTCGTTCCAAGTTTACAAAACTGTTTTTTTTGGAAATACTGGGTATGCATTTGGAAGTCCCGTGTCTGCCAATCCATACACACAATTCTTTTTAAAAACAGTGGATGGTGGGTATACTTGGACACAAAGCCGCATTGTGGATTCTGGAGGAAACTCAAATCCCAATAACTTGGAACTGACTGCCCACTTTTTCAGTGCGGTCTATACAATTAGTGCATCGGATATATTGATTGCCGGCGACAATCGATATTTTTATCGTTCTACAAATGGCGGACAATTCTGGACCAAAATTGCTTTTAAAAGTGGCAATTTTGAATCTAACGACATTATCAATACCACCTCCATATTTTTATCAAACCAAGGATTGGCATTTGAGCGCATGATTATAGCAACTGACAATGGCACAATTATGAATAGTGCAACTGGTGTATGGGACGTTAGTGGGATTGCTACCTCTTATATTCCATCTGGTTTATCTGCAGCAAATGCGGTTCATGGTTACGGTTTAGATACGGTCATTGTAGGTGCGGGCGGAATTGTCCCGTATCGGACATATTTGGGTGGATTTGGAACACGTGTTGCAACCACTTCTACATTCTATGATGTCAAAGTCTTTAATGATGGTGCAGTAATTGCTGTTGGTTCTGGCACAATTTGGTATGCACACAATTTGTTTTGGACTGGTTCCGCATACACTGTGACCTGGTCACAAGTAGCAGTCTCAGGCACACTCCGGTCTGTGCAGATACTTGATTCAATGCGTGCAATTGCGGTGGGCGATGGGGGTCTGATAATGTATTCCATTGATGGGTTTGCAACTTGGGTAAATCCAGGGGCATTGGATAATGGTTCTTTGGTCACTGGTGTCAATTTGTCAACAATTGCAATTTTGAATGCCAATGATTATGTGGTTTCCGGCGTAATCCAGAATTATACAACATCGGCTCGAACTAAGGTATTTAACTTGTATGCGCCCTATTTTTTGAACCGACCCAACAATCATGTTTTGGAGGCGTCTGGAAACATGGTGATGTCGGGTGACCTGCAAATCAATGATGCGGGTCAGCTTTTGACAAACAATACAACTTTCAATATTTTGCCCACGGTTGCGAAGGAAATAAACATTGGGAATACTGCGGTGGGTGGAAACACTGCGGTGAAGGCTAATTTGGATGTCACACTGAACATAACTGGTAATCAAAATATGCTTTTGTATGGGGATGCTTCTCTCAATTCGAAACTTTTTGTAGGAGGGGATGTATCGTTGAATTCTCGGTTGTATGTAGTAAGGGATGCGTCATTGAATGCCAATTTGTATGTAGGAGGAGATGTATCGCTAAATTCCAAGCTATATGTAGTAAGAGATGCATCACTGAATTCGAGGTTGTTTGTAGGCGGGGATGTTTCATTGAATTCCAAGCTGTATTTAGTGGGTGATGCATCATTGAATAGTCGGTTGTTTGTAGGAGGCGATGTATCATTGAATTCCAAGCTGTATGTAGTAGGCGATGCGTCATTGAATAGTCGTTTGTTTGTAGGAGGGGATGTTTCATTGAATTCCAAGCTGTATGTAGTAGGTGATGCATCATTGAATAGTCGTTTGTTTGTAGGAGGGGATGTTTCATTAAATTCCAAGTTGTATTTAGTAGGCGATGCGTCATTTAATAGTCGGTTGTTTGTCGGCGGTGATGTTTCATTAAATTCCAAGTTGTATTTAGTAAGCGATGCATCGCTGAACTCACGGTTGTTTGTAGGCGGTGATGTTTCATTTAATTCCAAGCTGTATTTAGTCGGCGATGCGTCATTGAACTCACGTTTGTTTGTGGGCGGTGACGTTTCATTGAATTCCAAGTTGTATTTAGTAGGTGATGCTTCATTGAACTCACGTTTGTTTGTGGGCGGTGACGTTTCATTAAATTCCAAGTTGTATTTAGTAGGTGATGCATCACTGAATGCCAATTTGTATGTAGGAGGGGACGTTTCATTGAATTCCAAGCTGTATTTAGTAAGCGATGCATCACTGAATGCCAATTTGTATGTAGGTGGTGATGTTTCATTGAACAGTCGGTTGTATGTGGTAAGGGATGCATCACTGAATGCCAATTTGTATGTAGGCGGTGATGTTTCATTGAACAGTCGGTTGTATTTAGTTGGCGATGCATCATTGAATAGTCGATTGTTTGTAGGAGAAGATGTATCGTTGAATTCCAAGTTGTATTTAGTAGGCGATGCATCATTGAATAGTCGGTTGTTTGTAGGAGGAGATGTTTCATTGAATTCCAAGCTGTATTTAGTAGGCGATGCGTCATTGAATAGTCGGTTGTTTGTAGGCGGCGATGCGTCATTGAATTCCAAACTATACGTGGGCGGAAGAACAATTATATTCGATTTGAGTGCACAACATGCGGATTTTACTGGAATTGTGCGTGCCAACACATTTGATTCAAGACCCGGGTCTTCTCTCACGATTGGCGGAACAAATGCCGGAAATATAACCATTAAAACTTCTACGGGGACTACCAATACATTAACACTCGGTGATGCCGGTTCAAATACTGTGATTTTAGGTAATTTAACTTTGCCCGGAAGTGTTACATCTACCAATGTGAATAACCTCGAAATTAAAAACAAAACCATTTTACTCAATGACGAAGCAAGTGGTTTTAATGTTGCAAACTTTTCTGGAATACAAATCAGAGACGACAATGTAGACAACAAGGGATACTTTTTAACCAATGGTCTGTCCGACGGTTATTTGTTCAAAAGTAGTCAAAGCACAAACCGTGTCAATTTGGACGTTGGAGGATTGTATTTATCCAGTGGTTTGACGCAGGGTTTTGTTGTTTTAAGAGCAACATCGGCAATTGACATATCTGCTGACTATACCATTACAACGGGGCTTGTAGATATTTCTGACATCCAACTGCTTGATAACAGTTTGAACAGACGTGT